TGTCGATTCTGACGGTGATAGATGGTTCACTGATGAATACGGCGACAAGGGTGGTGGTATGAATTATATGTGGGATTACTTGTGATGGATTTAGATGGACAAATTAAATTGGGTCATCTATTACTTCAGGATAGAAAATGTAGATCTTGTGAAAAAATTAAAAATTTAGTAGAAAGTTTTTATAGAACAAGAAAGGATAGAGGTGCCGTAGCATCATCATATTCTTATGAGTGTAAAGAATGTACTATAAGAAGAATAATAGATCATAGAAAACCAAAATTTAAAGATTGGGAATATCCAGACTGGTAGTTCGCGTCTCGTTTCCCCTCTGAAAAGTGATTTTTTAATAAATATTTTCAGATAAACTGAGATCACGGAGAATCAAAACATGGCGACTCCTCAATTATCTCCCGGTGTATTAGTTAGGGAGGTTGACCTAACAGTAGGGAGAGCTGAGAATGTAAGCGACAACATTGGTGCGATTGGTGGGCCCTTTCCACTTGGACCTGTTGACGACCCCATTGACGTAACTACTGAAAAAGACTTAATCGAAGTATTTGGCAAACCACTTTCTACTGATTCCCAGTATGAGTATTGGATGAGTGCATCATCCTACCTCACATATGGTGGAATTTTAAAAGTTGCTAGAACAGACGGAGCTAATCTTACTAACGCAAATGCTGGTGTTGGTATTGGAAGCACTACGACTCTTAAAATTAAGAACTACGACGATTATATTAACAACTATTCAGAAGCAACTAATTATAACTTTGCTGCAAAGAATCCAGGTTCTTGGGGTAATGGTTTAAAAGTTTGTTTGATTGATGATATTGCAGATCAAACGGTTGGTATTGCAACAACAAGTGCTGGTAATGCAGGTGCTACGATTGGATTTGGTGTTACTGCATCACTTACAAATCAAGTAATTGCTGGATCTGGAAGCACTTCTTCTTTCACTGGATATTTAAAAGGTATCATTACTGGCATCGCTACAGATGTTACTGGTGGAACATCAAAGATTGATATTAAAGTTGTTTCCCGTGTAGAGACAGTTGGTTCTGGTGCAACAGAAACCAAAATTAACTACACAGAAGCAAATACTGCAGCATCATTTGCTGTAGCACAAAATCTTCACTTTGTTGCCGCAACGGGTGTTAACTCTACTGGAACTTATGGTGCTGCTGCAGGGCAAGCAATTACTTCATCAGTTGATTGGTATGATCAACAAACTTTAGGTCTTTCTAATAGCACAATTTTCTGGAAGTCTATTGCACCAAGACCAGTTTCTAATGTTTATACAACAAATAGAAATGGTGAAGGTGATGGTGTCCATATTGTAGTTGTTGATGACACAGGATCAATTACTGGTATCCAAGGAAACCTGATTGAGAAGCATTTGGGTCTTTCTAAAGCAAAAGATTCTGTTTCGAATGTCAACTCACCAATTAAAAATTGGTATCAAGATTATCTGGCAGACTATTCAGACAATCTGTTTGCTGCAGGAAATCCATCCAGTGCTGCTGATGCTTTCCACGGAACATCACCAAGAGCAACTGGATTTACAGCAACTTCTGGAACAAAATCTGCTTCCTTCACACAAATCCCAACTGGTGATGGACTCTGGGGATTGAATGCACAAGATACTACTTTCGCTGCTATTGGTAATGTAACTTATACCTTTGGTGGTGGTAAGGATTATTCTGGCGGAATTCCTGTTCTAGGAAACAATGGTGGAATGTCTACATCATTGGCAAATCTTCAAAACTCATATCAACTCTTTGAAAACAAAGATGAAATTAAAGTTGATTATCTGATCATGGGTCCTGGTTTAACAGGAGAAGATGAGAGTCAGGCAAAAGCAAACTATCTGATTTCTCTTGCAGAATCAAGAAAGGATTGTATTGCTGTTGTTGGACCACACAGAGCAAACGTTGTAAATGTAACAAATACAACGACTCAAACGAATAACTTAATCAAGTATTTTGCACCATTAAGTTCTTCTTCATATGCAGTATTTGATACTGGATATAAATTTACCTTTGACAGATTCAATAACAAGTTCCGTTACATTCCAACGAATGCGGATATTGCTGGATTGATGACAAGAACCTCAACAGAGGCATATCCATGGTTCTCACCTGCTGGTCAGCAAAGAGGAATCATTAACAATGCAATTAAACTTGCATACAACCCAACTAAAGCACAAAGAGATAAGCTTTACCCAGCAAGAGTTAACTCAGTTGTTACTCAACCTGGAGTAGGAACACTTCTCTTTGGTGATAAGACTGCACTTGGTTATTCGTCCGCGTTTGATAGAATTAACGTTCGTCGTTTATTCCTTACAATCGAACAAGCACTTGAGAGAGCAGCACAAGCACAACTCTTTGAACTCAATGATGAGTTGACAAGAGCGAACTTTAGAAATATTGTTGAACCATATCTTCGCGATGTTCAAGCAAAGAGAGGCATCTATGGATTCCTTGTTGTTTGTGACACCACGAATAATACTCCTGATGTTATTGATAATAATGAATTCAGGGCAGACATCTTCCTGAAACCAGCGAAATCAATTAATTATGTCACGCTTACCTTCGTTGCTACACGCACAGGCGTTAGTTTTGAAGAAGTAGCAGGCAGAGTTTAATAACATTATCTAAATAAAAAAAGGAGGATTTAAACAATGGCAACTTCAAGAGAGAACAAAACAATCTCTAACTTTAAATCAGCAATGATTGGGGGTGGCGCACGCCCCAATCTGTTTGAGGTAGAACTTACAACATTACCTGGTGGTATTGATTGGGATGCAGATAATTTCAGATTTATGTGTAAATCTGCAAATTTACCTGCACAAAATATTGCGTCAATTGATGTTCCTTTCAGAGGAAGAACATTCAAAGTTGCTGGAGACAGAACTATTGATGTATGGTCAATTACTATTATTAATGATGAAGACTTTGCACTCAGAAAATCATTTGAGGCTTGGTCAGAACTGATTGCTAAATTAGATAACAACCTTGGTGCTACTGACCCCAGTGCATACATGGTAAATGCTAGAGTATTCCAACTTGGCAGAGGATCTGTTCCTAGCAGTCAAAGTAATAGTGGGGACAGCAATGCTGTTCTTGCCGAATATGAATTTGTAGACATTTTCCCAACAAGTGTTTCACAAATTGATCTTTCCTATGATTCTTCAGATACAATTGAAGAATTTACTGTTGAGTTCCAAGTTCAATCATTTAATGTGATCGGATCCGGCACTCCTAACGGCTGATAAATAGTCGTAGGAAAACTAATAAAATAAATTATGGCGTCCAAGTTATTTGGGTTCTCTCTTGAGGACACAGAATCACTATCACCAAATGCAGTCTCCCCCGTTCCTCCCAATAATGAGGACGGGGTTGACCATTATGCTGGTAGTGGTTTTTTTGGTTCTTACGTTGACTTAGAAGGTGTTTATAGAACAGAGTTTGAATTAATTAAAAGATATCGTGAAATGTCACTTCATCCAGAAGTTGATAGTGCGGTAGAAGATATTGTAAATGAAGCTATCGTATCAGATACAAACGATAGTCCTGTTGAAATTGAACTATCAAATCTAAATGCCAGTGATGGTATTAAGAATACAATTCGTAAAGAGTTTAAACATATTTTAGATCTTTTGGATTTTGATAAAAAATCACACGAGATTTATAGGAATTGGTATATTGACGGACGTATTTACTATCATAAAATTATCGATTTAAAAAATCCCCAAGAAGGGATTCAAGAGTTGCGTTATATTGACGCAATGAAAATGCGTTATATTAGGCAGCAAAAGAAAAAACCTAATGAAGGCAATCAAAATATATATCAAAGTTTAAGAAGTGATAATCCTATGGATTATGATTTCCCAGAGATTGAAGAATACTTCATTTATAATCCAAAGGCTACATATCCTACTGGTAACCCTATGCAACAGGGTGCAAATCAAGGAATTAAAATTGCAAGAGATGCAGTTTCATATTGCACATCAGGTCTTGTAGATAGAAATAAAGGAAATACACTTTCATATCTTCATAAAGCAATTAAGTCACTCAATCAATTAAGAATGATTGAGGACTCTCTTGTCATCTATCGTTTGTCAAGAGCACCAGAGCGTAGAATTTTCTACATTGATGTTGGCAATCTTCCTAAGCAAAAAGCAGAACAATATCTGCGTGATGTTATGATGAGATATCGTAACAAATTAGTATACAATGCAGACACAGGAGAGATCCGTGATGACAAGAAATATATGGCTATGCTTGAGGACTTTTGGTTACCTAGAAGAGAGGGAGGACGTGGTACTGAAATTACTACTCTTCCAGGAGGACAAAATCTGGGAGAAATCACAGACATCGAGTATTTTAAAAAAAAGTTATTCAGATCACTCAATGTGCCGCCGTCTAGAATGGATGGTGAAGGTGGATTTAATCTCGGACGATCTTCAGAAATACTTAGGGACGAATTAAAGTTTACTAAATTTGTTGGTCGCTTGAGAAAGAGATTCTCCAACATGTTTAATGACATGCTTAAGACTCAGTTAATTCTAAAGAATGTAATTACTCCCGAAGATTGGGAAAGAATGAGTGAGCATATTCAGTATGATTTCCTTTATGATAATCATTTCTCAGAACTAAAAGATACTGAGTTGATGAACGAAAGACTTACAATGGTTCAAACAGCAGAACCTTATATTGGTAAGTATTATTCCCAAGATTATTTAAGACGCAAGATTCTTCGTCAAACTGATATGGAAATTATCGAACAGGATAAATTGATTAAGAAAGAAATTGCAGCAGGAATTATTCCAGATCCTGCAACTATTGATCCTGCAACTGGATTACCTTTTGAAACTGGAGCAAGTACAGATTTAGGAAAACCTCAGATAGAACCTGAAGTTGATGGGTCTGCAACAGAGGCACCAGAATTACCCAAAGGTGGTGAGATATAAATAACCTATAGTCAATTATGAATTTAATAAAATGGATGAACTTTTAGATACTGTGATGGATGATGGATCACCTTCACAAATCAGTGATAAAATTAAAGATCTTTTGTTTGCAAAATCGGCAGAAAAAATTGATGCTTTTCGTCCCTATGTTGCCAATACTACATTTGGTGAGGATGAAGTAGAGACTGAGCAAGAAGAAGAATAAAAATTTAATAAATAACTTATAAATGAACTTTAAGGATAATGGCACATAAACCAGTAGGAATAAGCTCTGCATTAGCAATTGCCAGTGGGTCATCTGCAAGAGGTTTAAATATTACTGCTCATCAATCCGACTGCTTGAGAGTTGTATCAAAAGGTGCAGGAGCTCACATTGCAATAGGAACTTTACCAACAGCAGCTGTAACCAATTATTATGTTCCTGCTGGAGAAGCAGAAGTTATTTCTATTGGAAAACCACAATCCAATAGAGTTACTGGTATTACTACAGGAGCAACAACAACTATTGATTTTGCTGAAGGAACCGGTTCACCATTTGGTGTAGGAGATGCAGTTTCTCTTACAGTAACTGGTCAAACAGCATACAATTTTACTCATAAAATTGTTGCTTCAGTCAACACAACTGCGGGTAGAGATGGTTATCACGGAACAAGAATTGTAGTAAATCATAATTCATCTTCCTCTAATCCTGCTGCACTTACTGATACATCATATGCAGAACTGAGAGGTTCATTCATGGTTGCTGCTATGGGTGATGGATCTGGAACAATTCATTATCAACAAGTACAATCAACAGGGGGTGCATCCTAATGAAACTAATCAGAGAAGAATTAGAATCTGTAGAATTTATCGTTGAGTCTAAAAACGGTAAAAAGTCAATGTATATTGAAGGTGTTTTCCTTCAGGGTAATATTAAAAACCGTAATGGTCGTATGTATCCCATGGAAACTCTCCGTAAGGAAGTTGGTAGATATAATGAGAACCATGTTCAGTCGGGTAGAGCACTTGGTGAACTTGGACATCCTGATGGACCAACAGTTAATTT